GCGATGAGCAAGCTACGCTCGTCTGTCCACTGAGCGATCTGAATAACGGCAGCTTCCAAAGAAGTCTCGTTAAGGTCAGCGCCAGTTGTAGGACGGTTGCTGTTGGTGCCACCAGATACTAATGGGTGCGCTGTAGAGAACAGAGCAACACCGTCACCACCTGGGAAAGCTGCGTTAAAGCCGTTGTTCAACACAGAAGCTGCACGAACTTGCTTGGTATACGCCATGGAACGTGCCAAAGCCTTGGTATAACGAGCTGACAAGGAGTCATACAAGTTATCTTCAATTGCTTCTTCGGTCAGAGAGAAACCCTGAGCGATAGTTACGTGGGTATAACGAGCAGTAAATGCCTCTTGTGCGTTGTCATACTGGATTGGTGCGCCTTCGTTTTTAACGGCAGCGGCACTAAAGCCAGACAACTTGGTCTCTTCTTCGAACGAACGCTCAGAGGTCTCAGTTTCGTAGATCTCTTTGTGCTGTTCACCATACGTTGCATACTCAAGACCGAACAAAGCATTCAATCCTGGGAGCAACTCTTTCAGTAGTTGTGCGCGTGAAATAGCCATTTATATGCTCCTTAAGCTACGTAATCCAACGCAGCAGCTACGTTGTATTGGTGGTTGTTGAACTTTACCAATACTTCAGTAAAGGCCGTTGCATTAGTTGCGGTATCAGGAATAACTGCAATAACACGAACTGGCAGAGCTGCGGCATTACCTGTAGCATTTGATGATGCAAGAACAGAAAGACCAGAGTTACCTGTAGTGTTAGAGCCTGTGCCCTGAACGATTGCCATATTGGTGCCAACAATGCTTTGATTTACAGTGGTCATAGCGCTGTTTGACAAAGTTACTGCAACACGGAAGGCTGCTAAAGGATCATCAACTACAAAAGCAACAGCGCTGGTAGCAGCGGCATTACCTGGATAGTATTGAGCCTGAACGGTTTGACCTTGGCTGTTTACATACTGAACACCAACAAACACACCAACGGTGTTATTTGCAGCTGCGGTAGTAGAGTCAACAGTTACGGTAGATTTTTGAATAGTGCCACCCGAAGCTACACGGACGATGTCACCATCATAGATAGGCGTGTTATATGTGGATGCAATTGGAATCTGACGAATTGCACCTGCATATGGCAAGCCATCTACACGGTTTAAAGCCTGTAAGCCAAAGGGAGCGTCAACGGTTGGATAAGCCATTTGTATACTCCTAAATTATTAAAATTAACCTTTACCAAAGCTAGTCGACGATTTCCGCTCATTAAAGATCGGCATACGTGGGTCGCTTTGGCGCATAAGAGTGTTGTCTACAGCCGTCATTTGAGCTTCTGTTTGGTCAGCAAAATGTTTATTACGCTGTGCTACAAACTCATCTGGGGTCTTGCATAACAACAAACCGCCAATCTCAATGTTGTCTTTATAACGACTATTGGGATCGACTAACAACTGAAACTGAGGCTGTTCCTCAATGGCTACTGGTTCCCAACCTTCTCTCAGTTTTGCCGAAAGATTACGGGGGTCAGCTTGATTAAGGGAAGCTACACGGATCCAACGGTAACTAAAACCTGCCTGTTTATCTGGTTCTGGCAAAAGCTCTGGTTGAGCCCATGCGGTAGGACGCTGGTAAGTTAAGCGAGTTTCTGATTCACGATTGATTCTATTTGTAGCCATTTCAAACCTCCAATTTTAAAAGTTCACGAACATATTGCTCTGGTGAGAGACCAAGTTTTTTTGCAAGCGCAACTTGCGTTTGCGTTAACCTGACTCGCTTTGGTCCTGTCGACCTAGTTGCAGAGGCTACGACCGTGGCAGGCTTTGCTTTGGGACTGTCCCCTTTGGGCTTTTCCTTAACTTCTACTTCTTCTAGTGGATCCTGGTCATCATCAAAGTTCTCAGGAAACCGCTTCCGCATTGTCTCGTCCAACGTTGCGTAATATCTTTCAGACCCAATCTGCATTCCTTGGCGTTTCAGCTTCTCATGGAGTCCCAGAGCTGCTGCAGTCATTTCCTCGTCTTGTCCGAACCAGGAATTACGACCTTGCCATTCCGCTAACTTCTCGTCCGTAGCTTGCGGTTGTGCATATTGTTGCTGTTGACTCGTTTGTACATCATATTTATCGTCTTGTAAAGGGGGTAACTTAAAGTTTTTCGCCCTTTCTAACAACATCTGAGCATCTGTCAGAGCTTGCTGTGCTTCGATAACCTTGTCTGTATCGCCAGAATCGTATGCTTCTTTATAGTCACGCTTGGCTTTTTCAAGGCGCATCTCGGTCGTGGAAGTCATTGCTGCTTTATATTCTTCCTGACCATTTGTCAGCATTTCCTTGATACGACGGTTTTCTTCCATCAAACGCTGAGCAGCATCTATAGCAGCGGCACGTTCTCTGTCAGCAGCTTCTTTAGCCCGACGCTCATCATTCCACACCCGTTTCATGCGGATTAGCTTGTCTTTAGCTTCTTTGCTGTATTTGTCTAAATCATCAACGTCTACCTCAAGTTGCTTAACTTTCTCAGCATCTGGAGGAGTTCTGCCCCGATCTTCTTCGGGGGTATCGTCTTCTACCTCGATCTCAAGTGTATCTTCTGTATCTACGGGTTTACCCTTAGTTACTTCTTCTTGTTCATCGGGAAACTTGAATTCTTCGCCTTTAAATTCTGCCATGTCCGGCTCCTTAAGTAAATTTGCGTTTAATGCCGCGTGGATCTTGAACTACAGCTTCCACAGAGTCATCGTTAATAATGCGGAATTCCCGACCATGGATAACCAAACGGGTACCAGCATTGGGTCTAACTAGGATGAAATCACCCTTTTTACACCATGCTCCGTTAGGAAAACGGGTCGTATCTGAGTAGCAATCAGGCCCTAAATCAACTACAAACAGCACTGTAGTCAACAATTCGTCATGCCTACGGGTCTCATCTGACTTGATAATGCCGCTGTCAAACGCTTCTTCTGCTTCAGGAATTGCACACAAAATACGGTAGCCCTGCGGTTTAGGTAGTTGTGATGCTCTTTCTTCTGCTTCTTTGTTCAATACTGCGGATAAATCTATTGCTTTACTAAGGTTTAGTTCACTCATTGTCCGAGTTCTCCATCTTGGTTCTGAGGTCTTGAATTGTTCCGCACGCAGCCTCGAGACCTCGAATCTGACCACATACGTATCGGTATTCTTCCATTGTCGGAATATTGCCTTGGGCTAGTCCGCCCTTGAGGAAGTCCATCCTGTCGATGTATTCCTTCAATAAATAGTCTAAGTTATCCAATTACTCTCCTTTTTTGGGTTTATAGTGCTCTTTCAAAGCGTCGACACCTGCTGATAACAACATCTTCTCTTTGTCGTTCTTCATAGTCGCTGCGGACTTGAGAGCGTCATACTTCTGTTTCTCTGCATCGTGTTGGATATTTGCAACTGCTTTGGCTTTGTCAATCTGAACCTTCTGCTCCGCAATTATCAGTTTTTGTTTCTCTAGCTCAACATCTGCCATGTCCTTAGCGGCTTTACGAGCCTGGTCAGCCTGCTTGATCTGAACTTCTTGTTGCTGTAACTGCAAGAGTGGGTCTTGAGCTTGCTGCATTGCTTGTTGCTGAGCGGCTTGCTGCTGGTTCATCTGGAGTAACTGCGTAGCTGCTTGTGCCAACATTGGAGCTAACTTCGCTTCTACTGCTGGCTCCATATTGATGTCCTCACCGTTCTCATCTGCTTTAGGTGGCAGGGAGACGCCCAACTGCTTCTCAATCTCAATACGGTACTGGAAGCCTAAGTGCTCGTTAATGTGCGCCATCATTGCTGACTGGAGCGCTTGAGCCATTGGGTTGTTCTGCAGTAGTGCCATGATCTTGGGATCCTGCATAGCAGACATATGCACGGTGATGTGCGCTTGGTGATCCTGATACTGGAACGCTTTTACAGGCTTCATCATCAAGACGTTCTGGTTCTCTGATACTGGGTCAGTCGGCTTCTGGTCTTCTTCCATCGGAATGAGCTTGTTCGCATTCTTAATCCCCAATACATCGAGCATCTGGCGGTGGAGAAGGGGTAAGTTGTAGAGCTGTGGGGCTCCTTGCGCAAGTTGAAGTACCGCTTGATACTGGACAATCTTTTGCGCCATCGTTGACGCATTCGGGTCCGAAACAGGTATGACATCAACATTGTCGTAGTCACTCTTCTTTGCAAGACGTGATCCCTCAACTGGCTCATATGTGTACTCATCTGGTGTGTAGTCAGCAATAATTACTTTTAAGAGCTTTAATTCTTGCTTAAGGCTGTAGTGAATACGTGCCTGAACTGCAGACATGACTTTGAGCGTGCGCTCTAAGATAGCCAAGGTTGTACCAACAGGGGCGTTGGCAGACATATCCGATAAGTTCAAATCTGCTGTGTTAGCAAATCTGCGACCTTCTTCAATAATCTTGTCCATCAAACCAGCTAATACTTGGCTTGGCTCTTTATATGGGAGCGGCAGGATGTTATCCCGCATTGTTCCACTTGGTACGTCTACGTCACGGAACTCGCCTGGGCTGATCGGGGTATCGTCACCTTTGATTCGTAAGCCGCGAGTCTTAAACCCACCGGGCAGGTTAGCAAGGGTTCCCGCATCAACCAATTGGCGGATAAGGGAAGTACCAGATTTAGCATAAGCACCGATAAGATGGATAAGACCAAAACAATAGAAACCAAAACCCGGTATATATCCGTAGTGAACAAAGTGCTGGCGCTTCTGCTTAGTCTTGTCATCAGGCTGGTAATTGCGTCTAATCGAAAGAACATTTTGTGTCCCCTGCTCAATAGTTACCACGTATGGCAGCGCAACACCTGTCGGCTCACCATCTTCATCCTTGTCCTCAAAACCAGGAAGATCAAGGTCAACGTGCATTTCTAAAATCTTATAGCGATCATCCGTAGATGCACGGAAGCCCATCTTTTCGGCAATCTTCTTCTCTACTTCATCGAGTGAGTTAACTGGATCACCTAAATCAATATCGCGATAGAACCCGTTTACTTGCAGTTTGCGCAGCTCGTTCTCGGTCTTACGCATGACGTGCGTTACCCGTGGGCTGGACTGTAAATCACTAGCGCCGTATGGCACAACCACGTCTTCTGCTGGTACGTAAAGTGCTACTTGACGCTCAAGTGCTGGGTCGTAGTACACCTTCTTAAACGCATTACCTGCTAAACCCAAGCCCCATAACATACGCTCTGTTTCAGGGCGATACTCAGGCATTGCATCGGTTAACTGATAGTTCATGTCATCACGAACACGCTCCGACGCTGCTTTTTTCTCAGGTGTCTCTTTACCGATGATGAGTGTTTTTACGGGTCCTGCTGCAGGAAATATTGACATCATTGTCTCTGCCTGGAACTTAACCAAGGCTTCAGAGAGGAGTGGGTGATATACACCGCAAGCACCTTCCCATGGCTCAGAGCGCTCTTCAATCTTCAAACCAAGGAGTTCAAGACCATCAACGTATGTCTGTATCCAATCTTTACGGGATGAGATGTCAGAATCAAAATCACCAATCAAATCACCAGCAAGTTCAGCTAACTCACCCTCATCCATGCTTTCAGCAAGGTTGGCATTGAACTCATCTTCGTCTTCACCTTCTTCCATACGCAAAATTGGCGTCCCATCAATGCTTAACTGTACGGATTCTGGATCTTCGATCTCAATCTCAATCTCCATCGGGTCTTCCAATGCCGCAGCTTCGTCAATACCCATGGGGGCTTGGTAGAGTGCCTTATCTATTGCCATAATTCTTCCTTAGTAGTAAGACCGTTTTTTCGGTCTAAATAATTGAATCTCTTCAGGTTCATCGTTCGGTAATCTAATGAATCCACCCTGCCTAAACCGCATCAGCGCCATTACCGTCGAGTCTACAAGGTCATCATGACTCATAAACGGGAATCCCG